CTCGCCGAATTCTCTCCCGCCGCGCCGAACGCCGCCGATTCTGACCCGCTCGCCATTTATCGCGCCGCGCGCTCCCGACAGAATCCGGAAATCCGTAGGAATCCGTCAGAATCCCTCGCAGCACCCCGGCTAGGTGAGGACACCGGGGAAGGGGTGAAAGGCCGTCAGAATCAAACCTCCGGCCTCCCAGGGCTGCCCAGGGTCTCGTCTCCCCGGCATCCGCGCGCCGTTTCGTCGTGGGGTCCCGATGCGGTGTCCTGGTGTGTTGCGAATTCGTGGGTGCGCGAGTTTCGTCCCTGGCAAATTCTCGTGTTCGAGCGCGCATTGGAAATCGATTCTGACAACCGTTTGTGTTGGCTAAACGTGCTGTTGTCCACCCCTCGCCAGGTCGGTAAATCCGTGACTCTGTCGCTTCTCGCCTATTGGCGGTTGCATCACGCGCACCTTTTCGGCGAACCGCAACTGGTGATGCATACCGGAAAAGACATTGCGGTCTGTCGTGAGGTTCAGCGAACGGCGCGCAATTACTCGAAACTGCAACGCCGCGCCTATTACGTCCGCGAGGCGAACGGGCAGGAAGAAATCGAGGAAGTCGAATCGGGGTCGCGTTGGTTGGTTCGGTCGCGTGATGCCGTTTGGGGCTATCCGGCGAGTATGGGCGTCGTCGATGAATGTTGGGGTGTCGCGCCGACCGTCGTTGAGGACGGAATCGAACCCACAATGGCGGACCGCGAACAACCGCAACTGCTGTTAGTTTCGACCGCGAACCGCAGGACGACGAGCATTTACCCGAACCGGCGCGCCGCGGTGATTGAGGAATTCGTGAACCCCGGCGAGAATTTCGACCCGGATACGCTCATCCTCGAATGGTCTGCACCGCCCGACGCCGATATTTCCGACCGCCGCGCGTGGCGTGCCGCGAGTCCGCATTGGTCCGACGCGCGAGAACGTCTGCTCGAAGCGAAATTGCGGCGCGCGCTGTTGGGGCAGAACGACGACCCGGACGAGGACGACCCGATTGAGTCGTTTCGGGCGCAGTACCTGAACATCTGGCCGACCCGGCGACTGGCCCTGTCCGCCGACGAGGCGTTGGTGAACGCCGAACAATGGCAGGCGTTGGCGGACCTGAACGCGCCGGTTCCGCAGACGCCCCTCGTGGTCGGGATCGAGGACTATTTCGGCACCGGGGCGGCGGCGTGTGCGTCCGGGCTCGACCATGACGGGCGCGTCGTCGTGTGGGGTGACCTGTTCGCGTCCCGCTCGGAGGCGTACGCGTGGGCGGCGCGCCTGTGCGAGCAACGCCGCGACACGCGGGCCTGTGTCGGCGCGACGTTGGCTAAGGACCCGGCCTTGCAGGCGGTCGGGGCGCTCGAAATCATCCCGTGCGGGCTCGCGCAGACCCGGACCGCGCTGCCCCGGATTCGGGAACTGGTGGCGTTCCGCGCCCTGGCCCATAGCGACGGGCTCGCGCTCAACCGGCAGGTTCATTCGTGCCGCGTGGTGACCCGTGAGGGCGGGCTCGCAATCGCCGCCCGGTCCGGGCGGTCCGACCTATTGCGTTGCATGGCGTGGTCGGTACAAACGCTGTTAGACGCGCCCTCCGCTGTTCCATTCTTTGTCTACTAGGGGTGTGTTATGGCAACACGCGCAGACGTTTCCCGGCGCATTAGCAAAATGCGTTTGGCGGGCGCAAATTCTCGAGCCCGTGCGGAATTGAATTCGCTCGACCCGCGGTATTACTGGTCCTATCTGCTCGGCGAAGAATACGGACCCGGCATTTACCCGGCAACGGAAATGGAGGCAATGGCGCTCCCGCCTTTCGGGCGCGGGGTTTCGCTGTTGGCAAATGCGGTTGCCGGAACCGCATGGCACGCGGAACGGTTCGATTCGGAATTAGGCGTCCCGGTTCGGCTCGCCGATCAACCGTCCGTCGTCGTGGACCCGAACCCGGAAACGACGCAATGGAATTACAAATGGTCCGCCACGGAGGACGGAATACTCTACGGAAACCATTTCGCGCTTATGGGGGATATGGATTTTCGGACCCTGCGCCCCGGTTGGCTGATCCCATTAGCGGCGGATGCTGTTTGGGTTTTGCAGGACCCCGAAACGGGCGCGTGGTCATGGGTGGTCGGGGGCGAGGAATTCGGGCGGGACGAGATTTTCCATGTGTCGTTCGGCAACCGGTCCGGCGAAATTCTCGGGCGCGGCGTGCTGAGGCAGTACGCCGAATCACTCGGCGGGTATGTCGCCGCGGAGACGCACGCCGCGAACTACTTTGCCGGGGGCACACTCCCGCCCGCCGTGCTGCAATCGCCGACCGTCGTTCAGCAGGAACAGGCGGACGAACTCAAAGCGAAATGGCGGGAACTCACCGCGACCCGTGAACCGGTTGTTTTGCCGATGGGCTATATGTTGACGCCCATTGTTTCCAACGCCGAACAGGCGCAATTAGTGGAATCCCGAAACTGGAATGCGGAACTGGTCGCGATGATTCTCGGAATTCCGCCGTGGAAATTGGGCCTGCAAGGTCCCTCTATGACGTATGCGAATGTCGAGACCGCGGATATTGATTTCATCCGCGATTCCGTCGATAAATACGGCCACGCCCTCGCGGAGACGTTTAGCAAATACCTTATGCCGCGAGGAACGGAGGTTGTTTTCGAATACGCCTCCCGAATGCGCGCCGACCAAACGACGACCGCGGCGGTTCTGAAAACGTACGTGGACGCAGGAATTATGACAAGGGACGAGGCGCGCGCCGCCCGCGGTTTGCCGCCTCTCGCAGAATCAACCGACGAGGGCGAAACTCCGGAGGGTATTCCGGAGACGACACCGGAGGAATTGCAACCATGACCGAACTAGTGATTAACCGCGCGTTGCCGGTTGACGCGCTCGAACCCGTCGGGGACGGGTGGACGGTTTACGGCATGGCGGTTCCGTATGACCGCGAGCAGACCGTGACCGATAACGGGAAAGATACCTACTGGGAATCGTTCGCGCCGGGGGCATTCAACCGCGACGTTCGCAAGGGCGGGCGTTGGGTCAACCTGTTCCTAGGCCACGGCGGGGACGAGGGCGACCGGTACCTAGGCCGGTGTGTGGCGCTCGAAGAAACTGACGCCGGACTGTTCCCGTCGTTCCGGATCAACCGCTCGCACCCGTTCGCCGAACAGGCGCGGTCCGGTGAACTCACGAAATGGTCCGTGTCGGCGCGGGTCTATCGCTCCCGCGAGGTTGTCCGGGGCGGGCGGGTAATCGTCCTCCGCGAACTGTGCGGGCTCTCCCACGTTGCCGCCACGGCAACCCCGCAATATGCCGGGGCGGGCGTCCTGGTGGCGCGGGATCACGAGATTTCCGCGCCTATTCCTACGCCGCGTCTAGACGCATTGCGGAAACGGGGTTACGGTCGCCCTAGAACGGATACCCGCGAGGAATAGGGAACCCGCCACCCGCGCATTCTGACGCGCCGCCCGGACCCGCCTACGCGCCGCCCCGTCGAATTGTCTGCCATTCGATTTCTAGGGGTTCTGTCATGGGTCGCTATTTGGACCGGTTGCACGAGGAATTCGACACAATCACCGCGGGCATTGACGAAATCGTCAACCGTGCCGCGGACGAAAACCGCGACGTGAGCGACGACGAAAACGCGGTGATTGAACGCGAGGAAACGCGGCGCGGGGAACTCTCGACCGCGATTGAGCATTATTCCGCGATTGAGGAACGCGGAAACAAGGTTGCGGTTTTGCGGGGGCGCGTGGCGTCTGCGCCGACCGTCACCCGGACCGCCCCGGACGGTCCGCCCGAATTCGACTGGGCGAAGGAATTTCCGTCCGTAGGTGACTACGCGATTGCGGTTCACCGCGCAATGGTCCGGAAGGACCCGGACGCAATGGCGAAAATCGAGAGGGCGACCGCTCACCAGACGACCGCGGATAACCCCGGTCTGATTCCGCGCCCGATTCTCGGGCCGGTTATCAACACGATTTCGTCAACCCGTCCGTTCGTTTCTTCCATCACGAACCGGCCTCTGCCTGCCGGGAAATTTGACCGTCCGGTGATTACTCAGCACGTTGCGGTCGATAAGCAGGCGGCAGAAAAGGACTTGACCGCCTCGCAGAAAATGACGGTTGGAACGTTGCCGGTTACCGCCGCCACCTACGCGGGTCACCTGAACATTTCGCGGCAAGATATCAAATGGACCTCGCCCGCGATTCTGTCCCTCGTCTATGACGATTTCGCCGCGGTGTACGCGAACGAAACCGACGACGACGCCTGCGCGGCATTCGTGGCGAGCGTGACCGAAACGCAGGACGTTGTGGAGGGCGACACTCCCGGTCAGGGTCTCTACGCCGCGATTTACGCCGCCGCGGGGGCGTCCCTGAGCGCAACGAACGCCATGCCCGATACGTTGTGGGCGTCCGTGGACGTGTGGGGGCAACTGGGCGGCATGTTCACGTCGATGGGCCAACCGCTGTTCCCGGCGATGCAACCGGGCTCAACCGCAGGAAACCCGCTCGGCCTACGCCTCGTCGTGGACACGCATTTCCCGTCCGGAACCGCAATCGTCGGCCCGTCGCGTTACGCGGAATGGTATGAGGACCTCGACGGAATCATGCAAGTCGGGGAGCCAGACGTTCTCGGGCAACTGGTGGGGTACGCGGGCTACGCCGCATTCCTGAACACGTTGCCGGAAGCATATTCCGCGCTCACGCTCCCGCCGCCCGTTCCGTAATCGCCATGCCGCGCCCGACGATTGAGGAAACGCGCGCCTATATCGGCGTGCCCGCGACCGCGTTACCCGACGATCAACTCACCCGGATTTACAACGCGCAGACGCAGGAACAGAATGCGCGGTGCACTATTCCGGTGGACGAAAACGGGGACGAGGATTACCCGGACGCGCTCGGGCAGGCATTCCTACGGCGCGTGCAACGCGAGGTTTCGGCGAAGAATCTGCCGCTAGGAATGGTAGGCGTAGACGCCGCCGAATATGGCCCGCAACGCCTGCCGTTCCTAGACGCATTGGTCGAGGAAAACGAACGCCCTTACCGAACGCAGGTTTTGGCGTGACCGCGCGGCAGAACATTATCGACGCCCTCGCGACGGTTACCGGGTTGAATCCGGGCGACGTTCCGCCGCATTCTCCGGTTGCCGGGGCGGCGTGGCCAAAATGGGTTCAGTCGCGTTTCACCGGGAAATTGCGTTACTCCACCGTGAGTGATTATGACGTGTGCGTTGTTCTGCCCGCGGGAATGATGGAAACGACCGTGGAATCCGCAGACGGATTAGTGGACGTATGCGCCGCCGCATTACTCAAAATCGGAACGATCGAATACGTGCAACCCGTGGGGTTCACATTTGACGACGGAACGACCATGCCAGGAATTCAATTCCGCATGACGCCGTTAATCTGCTAAGGGGTAGACGAAATGGCACGGACACAATCTCTCAACCTAGGGCCGGGTCTGCTGAAAATCGGCGCGACCGGAACGGAAGTAGACGCCTCGTGTTGGGTCAATAACTGCACAATCGCGAGCGACAAATCCGCGGACGACGACCGCACAATGCTCTGCGGCGACGTTCTCGCCGGGGCGGTTACCTACACCTTTTCCCTGACCGGAAATGTCGATACCGATATCGACACGCCGGATGGGCTATTCGCCTTGTCGCAGGACGAGGCGGGAACTCAGCAGGACTTTACCTTTACGCCGAATACCGAAATCGGCACAACGGCAACCGGGGTCCTGACAATCGACCCGCTCGATTTCGGGGCGGATGAAATGGGCCAACCGCTGCAATCGGATTTCGAATTCGCCATTGTCGGGAAACCCACCTACGCCTACGGCGCGGCGGTCGAGGGCGCTGAAGTCGAGGGCGCTGAAGTCGAGGAACCCGCGGCGTAATGCCTACCGGGCCGGTTGTGCAGGTCGAGGGCGCGCGGGAACTCCGCGCGACCCTCAAACGCGCGGGCGACGACCTAGGCGACTTGAAAGGCGTTCACGACGAAATCGCGCGCCTGATTGCCGGGGTCGCCGCCACCCGCGCGCCGAAACTGACTGGACGCCTCGCCGGGTCCATCCGCGGGTCCGGGGCGAAAACCGTGGCGACCGTCCGGGCCGGGGGCGCGTCCATTCCGTACGCGAAAGTCATTCATTTCGGGTGGCCCGCGCACAACATTTCCGCTAACCCGTTCCTGGTGAATCCGGCCCACGATACGGAACCCGTCTGGACCCGGTATTACCTGAACGCGGTTAACGCCATTCTCTCGAAAGTGAAAGGGATATGAACGCGCCCGCCAAACTGTTTACCCCGCTACTCCGCGTCATTATGCCGCCGCCAGAGGGCGAGGACGCTAAGGCTATTGACGTGCAATCCATTAACGCCGACCTTGTGCGTTGGGATAGAACCCGCCTCGCGAATAAATGGCCGAAAATGGAGGACGCCCCGATCATTTGGGCGACGTTTATTGCGTGGGCCGCTATGCGTCGTCAGGGCCTTATTCCGCAGGATTTGAAATATGAGGAATTCGAGGCGACCGCCCTGTCGATTGAGCCTATCGACCAAACCCCGGCGGACCCTACGAACGCGGTTCCCGATCCCGACTGATTTGTCAAATAGCCCTAGCGACGGAAACCGCGCCGCGTGATTGGTGGGAAGAAGACGACGCTACGTTAGCGACCATTGTGGAATTGCTAGAGGAAAGAAACGAGGCGGTAAAGCATGGCTAATTCCGCCGTCCTCGCGATTAAGGTTATTGCCGATACCAAACAGGCGCAGGGCGAACTCTCGCAAACGTCCTCCCGCATGGGGAAATTCCAATCCGGGATTTCGAAACTCGCGGTTCCCGCCGCTATTGCCGGGGCAGCCATTCTCAAATTCGGCGCGTCCGCCGTTTCGTCTGCCCGTGAATCTGAGGTTGCGACCGCCCGCCTAAACGCTGTGTTTAAGGCAATGGGCGACGAGACCGGGAAATCCGCGAAAATCGCCGACGATTACGCCTCAACCCTGTCACGTCAAATCGGGGTAGATGACGAGGTAATTAAGGCGGGCGAGGCAAAACTAGCCACGTTCTCCCGAATTTCCGACGCAACCGCGATGATGGACGGGCGTTTCAAAAGGGCGACCGCGGCGGGCGCAGACCTCGCGGCGGCGGGTTTCGGCTCGATTGAATCGAACGCGGTTCTGTTGGGTAAAGCCTTGCAGGACCCGATAAAGGGAATGTCCGCCCTTTCCCGCGTGGGCGTCACGCTCACGGAGTCTCAACAGAAACAGGCTAAGGCGTTCGCCGAATCCGGCGATTACGCTAAGGCGCAGGAAATCATTTTGGCGGCGGTTGAGAAACAGGTAAAGGGCACCGCGAAAGCCACGGCGACGAGCGCAGATAAATCGAAAGTCGCATGGGGCGAGTTTATGGAATCGTTCGGCAGGGTTCTGTTACCCATTGTGGACGCCGTAACGATGAAATTCGCAAGCCTCGCCGACTTTATGAATAAGAACGTGACGACCGTGCAAATCCTGGTCGGGGTTTTCGCGGGGCTCATCGCCGCGATTCTCGCGATTAACGCGGCATTCAAGGTTTACCTGGCCGTGCAAAAGGCGATTTTCCTGATCCAAAAGGCGGTCTGGCTCACTAACCCGATTTTCCTGGTGGTCGCCGCCGTGGTGGCCCTCGTTGCGGTATTCGTCATTCTCTACAAGAAAAACAAGGCATTCCGCGATTTCGTGAACAAAATGTGGGCCGGGATCAAAACTGCGACGAGGGCGGTCGCCCGCGTTGTCTCGGCGGCGTGGAAGGCCGCAATGTCGATAGCCTCCGCGGTCGTTAGGAAATTCGGGCAGATATTCCGCACCATTTTTAACGCGCTTAAACCCGTGATTCGCATTGTGACGATGATCGTCCGCACATATTTCCAAGTCGCGTTCGCTGTTGTGAAAACCTACCTGTCCGCCTTACGAGCCTATTTCGTCCTCGTGTTTAACGTGATTAAGGGCGTCGTGAAACTGGTCGTTGCAATATTCAAGGGCGATTGGCACGGGGCAATGGACGCCGTGCGCGGAATAATCTCCGCGTTTAAGCAATTCTTTGTGTCGATTTTCCGTGCGCTACCGGGTCCGGTGCAGGACATTATCCGGAAAATCGGGGAACTGATTAGGTCCGGATTCTCCAGAATCAGGAACGCGGCGTCCGGCGTGGGCGATGCATTGTCTAAGCCTTTCGAGACCGTGTTGGGGTGGATTAACAAGGTCATTGACGCCGTGGAAAACCTCATCGGCAAAATCGGCAATATTAAAATGCCGTCACTTCACCTACCGTCGATTCCGGGGCTCGGCAGTTTCGCCGCGCCGGTTGTGGGTCCCGCCGCCCCGCAGGGCCAACCGGTCCTCACCCGCGGAGTCACCTACGGCGGACGGTTGGGCGCAGGGACCACGGCCACGGCAGGCGGCGGCGGGCCAACGTTCATCATTCAAGGCGCGCTCGACCCTGAGGCGGTCGCGCGGCAGATCGACCAGTTACTCACCCGGCGCGCGCGCAGATTGGGCCGCGTCTAGCCATGCCCTACGATCTGCGCGCCGCGTTGGCCCTGAACGGGGTCAGGGTCCCGGACCGCCCTGGCGACGCCGCTATCGGGCCGGTAGCCCTCGCGGACCTGTCGATCCGGTGGGGGCGCGAGTCCTCCGATATGCAACCGGACCCGTCTACCTGCTCGTTTTCGGTGTGGAACGAAAACCCGACCGGGGCGGGTCTGGCGTCCCTCGTCTATGCCGGGGCAACCGTGGCCGTCTATGCGTTCGGGGACCGCACGTATCCGGATTTCAAGGCCGCGATAGACGACATTCAAACCTGGCCCCTTTACTCGCCGGATTCGCCGGAACCGAGAAACCACCTGTGGCCGTTAGCGGGAATGGTCGGGTCCGTCGTCAAACCGGGAAACATCGTTTACGCCCACGGTCGCGCGACTAACCCGTCGGTCCAGCAAACCCTCGTGTTGGGCGGAAAACCGTTCGGACCTCCGTATGTGAACGTCCCGCTATTTAGTGACCTCCCGCGCTGTTACTTTTCCGTCAGCGGACAGTTTCTCGTCGGGATGAAATTTCAAATCCGCCTCTATTCCTATGACCTGGCGACTAACACGCTCACGCCGACCAACGTTGTTTCGACCGTTCAGACCGGAACGGGCTCGCCGTCGCAGGGGATTTTCGGGCCGATTTTCGACCCGGCAGGAATGCCAGGGCGTCCCGCGTTCGGGGTCGAATGCCTCGCCGCGGTCTCGCAGACGTGGACGGACACCGCGGGGGCATGGTCGGCGCAAACCAAAACATGGTCGCAATTGCCTATGGCGATTATCGCGGATTTCCTCGTCCGGAATTTTAACTTTCCCCCGGCGTCGGGCGGAACCGTGCCGATCACCGCGGAGTATTGGGTCCCGGTATTCCGCGGGCGAGTGACGGACGTGGAAATCACCCCGGACGAGGGCGCATCCGTTCTGGCGAACGCGACCGCGGTAGACGTTCAGGCGGAATACGCGCATCGCTATATCGGCGATGAACCCTGGCTGGCCGAAACGGCAACGGTCCGTTCGAACCGGATTACAGACCTCGCGCACATTTCACGGATTCCTGTTCCGACGCCCACGGATGCGTGGCAGATTTCCTGGCGTGACGTGGACTCGCAATCCACGATAGAACTGCTGCAATCCCTCGCGGTCTCAATGGGGTGCGTTCTGTGGCTACGGACCGGATGGACGGACCAAACCCTTTATTACGAAAACCCCTCGAACCGGTCCGCCCTGCTGCAACTGAAATATGACCCGGACGCCGCCCTCGTCGTCATTAGCCCGAACCCGAATCAACCGGCGACCATCGCCCTATCCGCGTGCGACATTCTGCGCGAGCCCACGGCGGTCCGGCAGGACACGGAAAACATCGTGTCCGTGGTCGATTTGACGTGGCTCGAACAAACGCTAAACGAGGACAACCAACCGCAACCCACGGAACGCCACGTCACTGTTTCCGACGACGCAGCGACCGCCGCATACGGAACGCGGCGACTCGGGATCAGTACGGAACTCGCGAACGGCGCGAACGCAAACACAATTGCGAACGACGCGCTCATCCGTTCCCGCGAGGCGCGTTGGTTGATTCCGTCCCTTGTGTGGGATGCCGCGACCGGCGAAGAAACCGCCTCCGTCGAGTCGCTGTTCTCGTTGCTCGACGGGACGGCGCGAATTGCCGCCCCGCTCGCCCTTTCCGAATTGCCGCCGTGGTCGCCTATCGGGTCTGACCTCGTGTGTTGGATCGAGGGCGGGCAATACGCGTATGACGGGTCCTGGACCCTGACCCTTTCCGTTGCTCCCGCCTCGTCGGGCGGGCAGTCCGTGACCTGGCAATCGCTGAAAAACTCCGCGTCCCTTTCCGGCTACGGATGGAACGCCTATGACCCCGCGATTGATTGGCGGGACCTCGTAGGGGTCGCCGCGCCGACTAGTTAGGAAACCCGCATGGCTACACAATTCACCCCCGCGAAGAAACTGCCCTATCCGCAGTCGTCGGACCCGGTGGCGCAGGGCGCGGATGCTATTCGCCGCCTCGCGCAATCGGTGGACAACATGGTTCAGGCGGGCATTGTCACGGTGCCCATTACGGCGCTGAACACAAATGCGGACGTCGCCGTGAATTTCCCGGTGCCTTTCGCGAGCGCTCCCGTGGCCGTGACCCTCACGACCGTTACCGGGACCCCGCAAACATGCGTTGTTTCTGTGTCTAGTGGCGCGCCGCCAACCGCGGCGGGTTTCACGGCACGCGGGCAACGCACGAGCGGCGGCGTCCAGACGTTCGATTGCTACTGGGTTGCGATTGGCCCGGTCGGCGTGGTCGCACTCGCCGCGGAATCCGATGCCGAATCCGAACCCGTCGCCGAACCGGAACCGGAGACCGCCGATGCCTAATTGGCTACGGGAAATAGCGAATCGGTGGAATGAGATAACCCGAAAGGAAAGCACAATGTCCGAACAGAACTCAGAACAGTC